CTGCAACAAGTCAGGGACCATGGAAGTCCCCAACACGGACATGGCCAGGGGTCTGATCTGCTCAACTACTCCAAAATCCGGAACAGTAGCAATAGCAGGCGTAAACGTAGGCGTAAAAGAGAGTTCCGAAATCGTCGGTGCAGAACCACCATTAACAAACGTGATGACAGAGCCACCAGGATTGGTAAAGTATCCCATAAGGACCGATAACGTAGAATCTCCACTCGTAGTATTTGTCTGATTAATGCTAAAGCCAGTTCCAGAAGTCGAAACCGTTGTTATGGCCAGACCTCCAGCCGTGTTTTTCATATACATGTTATATGAGTATTGACCTGGGGGAAGTGCGAATGAGTTGCCGTTCGTGCCGGAGCCAGAAACCTCGGCATCAAGACCGTAACTCGTCGGTCCAGCTAAAGGCGTTGCGCCTAGAGGAGCTGTACTTCCAGACCAGTTCGAACCAAAATATCGAAGCAAAGAAGGAGCGGGCTGAGTGAGTTCCTGATAATACTGAGACAAACGAGGATCGAGGCCGTTTTCTGTGTCATTAAACGTCATATAGGTAGATGGTGCACTGTAGTCGACAGGCCAACCACCCTGGCTTTGAACCAGAGCGGTGGCGTAGTGATCCACAGCGTCCAAGGACCCAAGGGTCGGTTGACACATTCCAGCGAATCGACCATCGTTAGGAGTATTTGTATCAAAAAACACAGGAATCTCCCACACCTCAACTGAACTTGCTATTGTGGTTTTATCCGCGAAACCATCAGGAAGCCTGATGGGATCGGCATTGTACGGATCAATCTGCATATTAACAAAGCGCGCTAGGTCCTTAGAAAACAGGGTCTCAGCCTTAATCAAGGGCAATTGGGGAACAACGGAGCGCGTCGTAAACGACGGGCCTGCCCCACTGATCCTCGATCCTGCCGCTTGATTGAAGCTGGTACCCTCTTGCTGCTTTCCTTTCTGTCCTTTCTTCTTCTGCTTTCTCGCCTTCTTCGCCAACTTGACTGTGGCGGGCTTCATTATAGTGCGCTTTAAAAGACGCTCGCGCAATTGAGTCTGCACGTCCTTTAATTAGAGCCTCAATCTCAGCATCGGGCAGATACTGAGCTCGAAAGTCGTGTCGGTCCGGAAACCGATCCAACAACCATCGGCAGTATGCATCTATAAGTGAGAAAGCCTCCTTATTCGTAAAAACTAACATTCGCACTGACATCGCCTTTGAGACCAACTTGGAGATGTTTGTCGAACCACTCAAACATAAGCTAGCAATTGCCTTGTGATAGGGAAACACAGGCACATAGACACTCAAGCTATCCTCCCAACAAATAAAATGCCCCAAAAATTCCCAGTGATGACTAAACTCCATAACATAGCCCAATGACTGAAAAACACTCTTAACATGGTCCGGATTAAACCGAGGGTCACACGAAGCGACCGCAGAGTCATCTCCAAACGTCCGAAGAAAAATGTTCCTCTGAAAATAGCTAAAGTCACGAGGACACCCAGAAACTAAATAGGCATAGATAAAAATTAGGGTAAGCGCGAGAGAATTATCCATGGCAGTATTCAATTGCCCGCTCGGCTGATGAAAAATTAAAACGACAACTCCGTCAGGTAAGACCACCGGTGTGATGATCACGTCACGATAGAGATTGCAAAGCCGGTAAAAATTTTCCCAGGTCCGATCTTCAAGTCGAT